TTATTTTATTTCCCGTTAATGTCGCCATGTGTTACCTTTTCTTTTTAAGTGCTTTTTTTAATTCGTTCCGTAAAGTTAACTTATTCTGAAATACTGCTGGGAAGAAAAATGGATGAGGCTTAGTTCCTTCTTCCATTATTTTTCTTATGGTAAAGAAAATTCTTTTTTGGTCGTATCCCTTTGATTGAAGATATTTGGTCAAATTATTAATCCTATCTCCCCCTTCTCCTTTTGCTCCTATAAACTTATTTGCATAAGAATTTAATTCAGATGGTGGATTTGCTTTCTGTTTTGTACCAAATTCAACAAAAGGAGCATATGGGGCATTTACATATAATACGGCACTACCACCCTTTTTAGATAATTTATTTTTTTTCTTAAAACTGCCTAATAATTTACCCGTATATACAGAAGATTGTCCATTGCTAGTTTTACCCGATAAAAGATTACTTTTAGCATCTTTCTCAACTTTATTTATGAATTTAACAACCGCCTTATTTATTCCTTTTTGTTTAGCTTTTAAAGACCTATCAATTTGTAATGCAATTTCATTTCCGTTATGTGAAATTTTAAAACTCATTCAACTACACGACAACTTATATCAACCATTCTTTGATAAACTTCTTGTGCTGATATAGAGGTAATACTATATTCCTTACCTCTCCACAAAATAAAATTAGATTTTGATATAGGAACTTCTAATTGAGGATTTCTTATTCTAAATACCCAATCACCCTCTAGAATATTTTGAGTCCCCGTAAGGTCTTGTAAATCGTTTCTACGTTGATATATGTCTGCCCATACCGTAAGAATAACAGAACTTGTATCTAATGATTTTTGTCCCGTTGTACTTGTTATATATTCTCGTAATTTAACTTCAATTCTTTCTCTCATTATATTACGATAGGTTTGTATGGTGACATTAATTGAATTGTCTCTGTTGGAGGAATTGTTGGTGTATCCTTGTCAAAGAAATTTCTATTGTTGTCATACATAACCTTAATGTAAGCAAGAGTAGCAAACTTTATTTCACTAGGTACACTTCTTCCATCCGATGTATAGTATATGTTTACCGTATCATAACCTTTGTTAAAGCTTAATACCGTACTTCTTGCTCTACTATCAGCTAATCCAAAACTAGAATAATCAGAAGATGCATCAAATGTCCCACTAGCATCATTAATTTCATATGTTATAGATGTTAAAGTTGTTACGGGACAAAATAATAAATCAATATATTTTTCGTTACTATCGTATTGAACAACAATATCCCTCTTTTTTAAAGTTTGCTTAAATTGTCTTTCGATATAAGATGCAGCAGCATGATACATATCAGTTAATAACGAATCATCTGTACTCGCATCAACTTTTAAGTAATTTTTTATTTCTGTTAAGGTCAAGTATGAATAACCACTTGCCTCACCGCTTGCATCTGCAATCGTATAATCAATCATCTCCTAATTCATCTATAAGCCTAGATTCTTTCCATCTTTTATCGGCTTCTTTACCAAACTTTTCTGAATACTTAATTCTTAAAGAATCAATATCACCAACCTCTTCTTCTTTTGTTTCTTTCTCTATCTTTAATTCTTTGGTCTGAACAACTTGCTTTTCTTCTTTTTTAAGAAAATTTAATGTTTCCATTACTGCTTGACCCGTTCTTACCAAATGTTGTTGATCTGATCTTGAATATACTTCAACAACTTCTCCAACCTTATAATCTCTGCCTTCATGTAAAAAAGCAGACTTCACTTTCATTTTTGCCATTTTTATTTTGTTTTAAGTAAATGTTCTAAAATTTTATTATTTAAGGACTCTATACTACCTAATCTGTGTCCTATTTCATTTCTAAATTGTTGGTCAGATGTACTATTAACTTTTACCTCACCCTCAATTTCAGTAACTTTTTTTTCTAAACTATCTAATCTACTATCGTGTTTTTTCAAGGCTGCGTTTTGTTGCTTATCAATATATTTATGTCCCACAACTGAACCTCCAGCACCCGTTGCTCCAACTCCTAATAATGCCATCAATTCTGCCCAATGCTGAGTAATCCATTCGTTCATTCTATTGTTTAATAATATCTTGCGCCTCGTCTAATCCAATTTTACCCGTAACTGCCATGTATATAACACCTACTGCCACCACAAGTCTAATCACTTGCTTAACAAATCTAGGTGTTAACTTAAATTTACCTTGTCCTCCTTCGGGACTTTTTACTTGCTCTATAACTTCACCAGCTAATGGTACGGTTGATTCAATTATATTTAATAGTACTTTAAACATTTTTTTTTAACAAAGATAAATAAAAAAAGCCACCCCTTTTAAAGGTGACTTTCTAAACCAAAAAAAACAAGAAAAAATTACATATATTCTTTACTCTGAATAACAGATGTCATTTCTGTTGGTATTTTATAGCCTAAAAGTTTATTCATTTTATTAATATCACTAAGAAATATTTTTTCTTTATTTAAATATTTCTCTATGATATCACTTACTTCTCTGATCTCTTTTCTGACACTAAGAACTTCTTCTCTTAATTTATAATATCTATTTTTCATCTCTTAATTGTTTAGCTTTTAATTCATACCACCTAGCCTTAGATAAATCCCTTTCTATAGGCTCATTTGGCTTAGTACCTACTCTCATACGATATTTAAAAGATGTCATTTCACAATGCTTAATAAACGCATCCTTACCCCAAATATCAATCATCATTTCAAAGGTTTCTTTACCCCCTAATTTATAATGACTTGGATTTGTGTAATCGTATTCTTCTTTCATAAAACAACATTAATAACAAAAAATATAAAAACAAAGAAAAAGGGATGCAAATTGCACCCCCCTTTCAAAACAAACACACATAAGTGGTTTATGCATTCATACTTGCAATAGCAGTTGAGAACACTCCATGAACAAAAGCATTTGGATTGTGAATTGGCAAAGCAATTCTTTCTGTAGCTTTTACAGTAACCAAATCCTTAACAAAGTTGTCAGAATGTTGCTCTGAGAAAGAAATTTCCATGTCTTCTCTCATTGCTAAAGTAGCACCCGCACCGAAGTCACCAATAATAAACTTATCAGCAGTAACCGCAGTTGAAGGATAAATAGGTGTTCCTAGTATTGTTAATACACCATTAACAAATACAACATAATTAGCGTTAGCATCCTTATTTAAGAACATTTTATTGTAATCAGTTGGATTAACCATAACCGCAGTAGGTAGATACTCAGCAATTTGTGCTTGGTTCTTCGCAGCGATTAGTACATCAAACTCATTAGTGTATGCACTAGCAGCAGCACCAAAGAACTGATAAAACGCAGCAGATGAACTTTCATCAAAAGCAGCACCACCACCGGCAGTCATCAAACCCTGTAAATTAGCGCCTGTTCCGGCACCAAACAAAAGCTGATTGTCCTCAACATTCATTACTTTAGCGGGAATCCTTGTAGAAATATATCCACTTAAAGCGGGAACATCGTTAAACATTTCCTTAGTCATTGTTAACTGAGAACCAATGCTTCTTACAGGAGCATCGACAGGATCCAACTTAAATTCAGATTCTCCATACGCAGATGCCTCTACTCTAGCAGCAGCACCGTTAGTGTAAGAAGTTTCCTGTATATATCGAATAGTATTAGAATCAGTTGAGATTGTAGTTAGCAAATCTCTAACCCTAGTGGTTCTAGTTGGATCAAAGTAAAATCCATTTAGTCTATCAGCCGGTACAGTATCACCCGATGCGTTAGCAGCAGTTGTCATTATAGCTTTAAGGCTTAATGTAGCTTTAGCTGAATCACCATTCATAAATGACTTAAAACTAGGACTTTCAGCCAATGCTTCTTTCAAATTTGCGCTGAAATTCTTAGGAGGTGCATTATTTAATGATTTCTGCTTTTCCAATTCCAAAGAATCAATTCTTGAGTTTAAATCCTCAACAATTTTTCCATGCTTTAAAATTTCTTCGTTTACTTCACCTTTAAGTTGGTTCTTGTAATCAGAACCCATGTTTTTCTCTACTGATTGCTCAATTTTTGCATCAATAGTGCCTTCTAATCCCTCCTTGAGAGATACGAGACGTTCGTTTAAATCTTCCATTTATAATCTTAATAAAAAGTTATCTAATTCGTTTGCTATCTTTTTGCTTTCGACTGATTCCTTTTCTAGTTCAGATTTCTGAGACTCATTAAGTATAAGTGAAGATTTTTCTTTTAGCATTCGTAATTCAAATTCTAATAGATGAGGATTATCAAGTTTCCTTGACATTTTGATTAATTTATCAAACTCATCCATTAAATTGTCAACAGATTTTGTCCCTTTGTACTCTGTAACTTTAGCCAATGGGTTTGCAGCTAGGGTAACCAAAGAAAATTCAAATAATTTTATTTCTTTAATATAGTTGACATCCCTCTGCGGATCTTCCTTGATTGGAATAAATCCAACCGAGAACTCTTTTAATATTCCTTCAGAAACCATTGTTTTCACATCTTGCCCTAAAGAACTATCTGATATTTTTGCTTCAATAAATAAACCTTTTTCATCCTCTTTCATGGATAATGGTTTACCAATTGGTTGATTCATGTTATGTTGGTACAGGAATGCTATTCTTTCAGAATTTTCTTGAAGTGTTTTGGTGTAAGCACCCTTAGTGATGACATCACCATCTGAATCTTTATTATTAAACATTGATGCATATCCCTTGATGATTCCCTTTTCATCATCCATGTCATCAAAATAATTCCCTTTAAACCTTAACATATTTATTAATTTATGCCAAAGTTAATAAAAAAAAAGAACATTCATTTCTGAACACTCTTCACACAATTTTTAAACATATATTGTAACTATGAACACCACATACATAATTACAAAACAAACTTACACAACATATCCTAAATAACAACGACAATTGACAATTTCTTTTGCCGGAGCATTAAAATCTCTTGGATGCATCATCATAGATCCATTAACATTAAATGATTCATTTAAAGGAATTGCATTGCTTCTGACATAAAAAGATGTAGCCTCAAAATGACTATCCCTTATCCTGTCATCCAAAACCCCTACCCAATATTTAGATACCGGTTTTTCTTTAGCTATTCTAAGCATTGCCTGTAATTCTACAGATGATTGTGCTATACCTAATTCAGTTTTTGAAATGACTTTTGCCCTTGGGTTGTTGTTATGTGTTTTTATTTTATCTACAATATCATCTAATGAACTAGTCTGAGATATTATAGTATTTATAATTTCACTTGTCCTAGATTTAAATAAATCATTCTTTGAAAATCTATTTAAAAAAATAGAAAGAACTAATGCATCAATAAATGGGTTTGATTCACCACCATACTTATTAGAGTATCTATCATCAATGTATTCTCCCGACTCAAGATATCCGCTTTTTAATACATTTTCTAAACCTTGTGTATTGTTAAC